TTTGCTTGGTTACTCTATCATAAAATGGATTGCGCTGTCGCTCAAACTGTTTGAAAAGTTTTTTTTTGCGTCAAGGCTTTTTTGCTCGCCTTCAACTGGTAACGTTTGTTCAGGTGTAAAGCCTAAATCGTTGAAAAACACGTCTCCGTCCTGCACCTCTTCATAGTCCAGTGCAAAACGTGCTTCGTTGCGCTTAATGAGTCCGCTTTTCCACAAGTCAACGGTACGTTTTGCAAGCGCATCTTGCGATTCCTTTAATGCTTGTATCTTTGACAAGTCGTATACGAGTAACAGGTTATCGGCGTAGCGTGGGAGAAGATCGCTTTGCAGTTTCTGTTTCATGTGCTCCAAATATCGGGGTATAACTGTGTTTTCCCAGAAACTTTTTACGGCTTCTTGAAAGTTGCTGTACGTCTGCCCCTCTGGATCGCCTACGAGCTGTGATGGAACGCCGAAGGCTGAACATATTTCCGTGCGGTTGAGCTTGCGTTGATTCAGAAAGTCCATGTCAACACTAGATAATCCGATAGGTTGATACGTGGCACGGTCTGCATTAAGGACTAACGGAATCCTTGCGTTGCTCCCTCCACCGTATCGGCGTTTCCACTCGTCACGTAAATTGTCGATGAGTTCAGGAGACGGATTCTGCACGGTGAACACGCCAGCAGGAACACCAGAGTTTTGTAGCGTCGATTTGTTCCAGTTTACCGCTTCGTTTTCCGTATCAATGGTACGACTGAGCGCACGTATCGGGGATAATCCCTCGTAGATATCCAGCGGATCGTTGAACCTGCTCCACAAGACTTCTTCTTTATCATAGTATATAGTGCCGTAGTTATCGTACTTGTATCCTGATACAAACCGCTCTTTCGATGGGATTGGTTTCATATAATGCGGATACAGTGGAACAAGTTGCGTTGGCATCGATGGATTTACGTATTCGGCGTAGAATTTTCCTTCCAACGCTAGATACGTCGCCCATAAATCAATAAAATCACGTGACGACATGAACGCATTAGCTGATCCATTGAGCATATCCAGTATCGGGTGTTGCTCGATTTCAATGTGTCGCCCTGCTCTGCCTTTGCGGTACAAGAGTCACGGTACCGATGAAGTAGCAGACGATATCTGCATGACACACGAGTATACCCAAACCACCTTGTTATATGCTTCGGTGATAAATTGCTTGTCTTTCTGAGTCGTCCAATACGGTTGCCCGTAGCTACCCTCTGAAACATAGCGGTATTTTTGTTTCTTCTTGAATTTATCCCAAAACGCCATCGTGTCACCTCCTAGAAATAAATCGCTGTTTCATCTGTAAAGCACTCCTCCAAGGCGTAGCGCATAGCGTCCAGCAGGTGATTATCCTTGTCGATTGGCTTAGCAATATATATCCCATTCTTGTCAGTAGCATACTGATACAACTGTATCTCACGAATAAAATTGATACAAGATGGGTGTATGATAATGGTGTGTCGTTTTATCCACTGTATCCCGAAATTGATGCTGTCCTTGCCCTTTTTTGCAGGCTTAGCGCGTATCCCGAGTAACTGCAACTCCCTTATACTCTTCGGCTCTGCGCTGTCGCATGTGACGTATTCGGTACCGATGATTGACTGTAAACGTGTTGCGATAGAATCGTTCATCATCTCTAATTCCATAAACTCATCAAAAACATAGATGCGCTTGTTGCGCTTATCGTAGTGCATACGGATATATGCCGTGGGATCTGATGCAAAGCCAAAGTCCAAGCCGTTGTATATGTTGTCAAATGTATCAGTGTTGAAAGCTTCCACTTGATAATTCGTGTATATCGTTTTTCCCAAGACGCCCCAGTTTCCCAAGGTGTATACGTTATAGAAATACGTGTCCTTCTCCGTCTCCATCGTGTAGCGGTCTTGCTCCGTGAGAAAGTCGTTGTCCTTATACGTCGTTTTCAGTATAAGCAGATCATCCGTCTTATACGGTGATTCGGTGTAATGCGTGAAGTACTCTTTATATAGCCAATGCGTCTGATATATCGGGTTAAACGATAGTATAAGGCGTTTCGACATTTCACTTTCACCACGTAGCCGTTTGCGTAGCTGCATTACGTCGTTATACTCTGTTTCAGTCGCTTCCTCGATCCATATATCCGTAAGCACGCCCTGCGTGGGGGTGATACTTTTCACCTTTTCAGTATCGTCAAGCCCTGCGGATAGTATTTGCGCACCATTGATACAGGTGAATGTGAGATCCGTGCGGTTGATGGTGAACAGCTTTTCCATGCGAAACGCCTTTATCGCCTTGAATAGCTCGTTGAATAAGCTTTTCTTTATCGTTCTTGCTGTTTTACGACAAATGAGATAGTTACGCCGCATAGACACAACGTCAATGATACACCGTTGCGCAAGGAAAAAGCTTTTCCCCGATGAAGAGCCACCGAAAAAAATTTGCGTTTGCGTGTCGTCACCGAGATACGGGAGATACGCACGGTTAAACCGCTTAGCGGTAATTTCATATTCAATCATTGGAGGAGTCCTCGTCTACAATGCGAACCTTGACAACTCCTGTATCGCCTGTATGTGTGACCTCTTGCTTGTCTGCCTGTTTCAACCAGTTTTTGCCGAGCCAAATAAGCATGGTTGGATTGCCTTCCATCGCTACTGTAAACTGCTTGCGACGCAAGGAAACCTGTCCGCCACCTCTGTTTTGGTTGAAAAAATCCGCAAATGTAAAATTAAATTTTTCTTTTATAACCCGTTCAAGGTGATCCACGCTACAGTCCATCACGCTGGCGATCTCCTGCGCTGTACACTGCAACTCACACAGGCGTTTCATTTGTTCAATGTCAACCTCTTTTTTAGGTCTGCCCATTTTCTTCCGCTCCATGGTATACACCCCCTCTATGGTACCATCATAACGCCGAAATGTGGAAATGTCAAAACAAAAAAAGCCCCGATGGGCTTATTCTTCATTTTCAAAAATCTCATATTTTATTGCATCGTTTGGCGTGTAGCTTGTGTATACGCTGTAATCGTTTGACTGTGGGAATGACACCGTACATCCCGCGTTTAACTTGTCGTTTTTGTAGTAGTACTCGATGTGCTTGTTGTCAAAACTTGTACCCATGAATCCTAAGTCTTTCCAGCCGCTTTCACAATCCATAATCACTTTTAATTCGTTCATCTTCATCATCCGCCTTTTGTTTTAGTATGGTTGTCTCTCAACCATCTGAGAACAGTATACCATATGATTTTGTCGGCGTCAACACGAAAATGAAGTTTTTTTGAATTTTTTTTATTCCAACAGTTTATCAATGTTCATCCTTACACTTTTCATAAGTGTATCCTGTGTTTCTCCTTTTCGCTGTAAAGCGTCAATCACAATCCCGTCGATGCTGTTTTCTGCAATTATATGGTTGATTGTGACTGGCTTAGTCTGCCCTTGCCGATGCAGTCTAGCATTTGCCTGCTGGTAAAGTTCAAGGCTATACGTCAAGCCGAACCATATAATCGTATTTCCTCCAGCTTGCAAGTTGAGTCCGTGCCCTGCCGATGCAGGGTGGAGAAGGAATATCTCAATTTTGCCTTCGTTCCAGTCGATGATGTCCTGCGTTGTTTTCAACTCTCTGCATGCGTCGCCGAAACGTTTTTTGATGCGCTCTGCATCGTGCTTAAACGTGTAGAACGCGATGCACGGGCTTTTCGCCGATTCGACGAGCTCCTCCATGACGCTTAGCTTTACGTCGCTGAGGATGTGAACCTGCTTGTCTGCGTCGTAGATCGCTCCATTTGCGATCTGCATTGCTTTTGTGAACATCGTCATATCGTCTTGCCCAGTTTCACGCATCTTGGTGAGATACTCTCGTAGCTTCTCCTTCATCACCTTTGCCTCCGATGGTGACGGCGATGCCGTGTGAAACAAGTCTATGCGTTTGGGAAGATTGAGATAATCAGACGCTTTCAAAGAAAAAGCATTCTTTTCAATGCGTTTGGGTATCTCCGTTTCTGCGATACGCTTTTGTGTGATCACAGGAAACCCCTTGTCACGGTTGATGATAAAAAATTGTTGCATAAAACGATACTCGTTGCTGTAAAGCGTTTCTCCTCCGTCGATGATATACATCTGCGACCATAGCTCTGCCAACCCATTCGGTGAAGGCGTTCCAGTGAGTCCAACAATGCGTTTGAAGTTATGGCGATACGCTTTGAGCGGCTTAAACCTCGACGGCGTGTCTGACGACTTGTATCCACTCAACTCGTCAATGACCAGCATATCGAATTGCATACGTTTTTCACCGGCTTCTGTTAGCAGGAAGGCATATTCCATCAACCACTTTGCGTTCTCTCGATTTACAACGTAAATATCGGCATCAGAAAGCAACGCCTTTTCTCTGTCTGCTTTGCGTCCCACAACACTTGCGACACGCAAGTGATGAGTATGCTCCCACTTCATTGCTTCCGTTGCCCATGTGTGTCGTGCGACTTGGAGCGGGGCGATAATGAGTACAGGATGCGTTATCGCTCCTCGCTGCTTCATCTCTGCAATAGCGGAAAGGGTGATCACTGTTTTGCCCAAGCCCATCTCCAAGAACAACGCAAGATTCGGGTTTCGTAGTACAAGATTAATTGCTGCGGTTTGATAGTCGTGCGGTGTAAAAACTTGCATCATGCACCCCCTCTGTGCGGTTTAGACCATCATATCATAACTCGACTTTCGTTGCAAGCCCTCTACGTTATAAAAACTTACTACATTACTACAAAGTTACTACAAACTTACTACATCAAAAAATCCAGTGTTTATCTATATATTATATACATTGTAGTAATGTAGTAA